CAATATACATCATTGTTCTTGCGTTCCATTGTAGTCATCCTATCTTTTGACTGGAAGTATGATATTGCACTAAAATCAATGTTGTAATAAACCAACGCATCTGCTTCACGCAATGAGATACCCTCACGACCTGATATGATTTGAAGTGCTATGTTCTTATCACTGCCATTAAACTCATCTAATGTAGTACATAAGCTATCACCAAACACTTGCTTTAATATATCCAGCTCACCTTTAAACTTATAGAACAAACCAATCTTTTGCCCTATAAACTTATCACGTATGTATTCAGCTTTTGATGTGTCAAGTATGACAACACTACCATCCTCAAGAATACACGAACCACTGCACAATTGATGTATCTTGTTTTTCATCTTAACTGATGTGTCAGCTATGATTGCTCCAGCACGACCAACAACAATCTTGTCCTTCTTTAATGTATTAATAATATCATGTGTGCTTTCCTTTATATCACACCATAATATGTGTTCATTGACATTAGATTCAAATCCAGCTTCTGATTGTGTGTATGTTATAATGTGTTTATCAATATATGGTTTTATTTTATTATAGTCAGCATTAGAATAATCTTTTACATTAGCATAACCAAAGTTGCGTTCAGTAACATTAACAAACTCCTTTGCCCATTTGTAAAAATTGGTCCATTGTTTAAATGGTGAATGTATGCTCACCCAATATTGATGATACACTTGCGAATAGCTTTCCGCGTTTGGTGTACCTGACAAGAATATCATTGGCAATGTGGACCAACGTTGTTTGATTAGTTTAGTTGATTTGTTTGGCTTTGGAAACGAACCATTTCGATGGTGTTCATCAGATACTAATATATCAAAGTCACCATCTACTTTGTGCAATGATTCATTGTTTATTATTGTTATATCAAAGCTAAACCCAAACTTATCATAATCATCTTGAATGCTGGTGATGGCTTTCTTTTTAGTTATAAATAAAACATTCGATGCACCGAGTTCTTCGCATATTGATAATGATGTTAATGTTTTGCCAGTCCTAACCTCCATTTGCAAATAAAGCAAACGATGGTCTGCAATGATGTCAACACCACGCCTTACAATGTCCTTTTGATAATCTCTTAACTCCATTAAAACAACTTTTGTTGCAATTTATGATCATTTAATCTTTTCATGGCTGCATCGTAATACTCTTTGTCCAACTCACATGCAGTAAGGTCAAAACCTAAATTGTGACAAGCTATTGCAATTGAGCCACTACCCAAGTGTGTATCAAGTATTTTGTCTCCTTCCTTCGCATAGTTCATTAATAACCATTCATACAACTTAACTGGTTTTTGTGTTGGGTGTATTTTGATATCGCAATCATTTATATAAGCATCCGCTCTACTATATTTGTAAATCTTGAATGTGTTTATATTTGTCTTTGCTAATTCCCCCTCTTTAAAGTTCCCACTATTACCTTTATGCCAAATAATAGTTCCTACGTCATTTAAGTATTCAAAATAATTACCACCCCAAACAATATATTTTTTACAAACTCTTTTTAACTCATCAAAATATTCGTTTTTAGGTACTGAACTATCCCAATCTGTTTTATGATATTTAGTATAAGTTCCTGCTCCTTTGTTAAATCCTTTTTTACCTCCTAATTTATTTTGAACTAAATCTGCATTTATCCCATAAGGCGGATCAACAATAGCAAGATCAAAATGATTATCATCGTACCTTGCCATTAATTGCATATTATCTTCGTTTGTTATATTCATAATTAAAAAGGTAAATCATAATCTATCATAAACCATCTATCACCATTCGTATGACCTTCGGTATATTCACCACCAATGTAATTTGCATACTTCTTAACCCAAATGTTAAACTTCTTTTGTGTTAACCATTTCTTATAATCTTGGTAATCATTCACAAACTGGTCAAACATATTTCTTTTATTTAATCTAATATTAAACAATTCAGTTCCATCATAATTACACCATTCGTAAAACTCTTGTGATGTTTCACTTATAAATTTACGCAACTTGATATTCTTTGCATTGGTTTGTTTTAAGAGTTTATGTTTAAAGTATAATTGAATACAACCAACCATGTAATTGTCAAATCGTGAATACTCATCCTCATCCCAATCATCAAACAATGTTCGACCGAAATCATCATAAGGAGTTAAATCACTATTATAATATTGTGCCACCTCAACTTCATGCCTTCGCCTATCATGGCTATTTCCTTCACCTTTGATTGCATAGTTGGTTGATATAAGCATCTTTGGTGATTCCTCAACACCAAGTTTGATTGCATCCTTTCCTTTTCGTTCAAGTGTAATTCCTTCAGTAACCAAACTAAACTTTGACTCAAAGTCAAAATTCTTTTTTACATCATCAAAGACCAATATTTGTGTGTCTTGACTTATAGTCTGATATGGAAACGATTTCTTATCGTCGAATGACTTTCCATCTAAAATACCAACACGCCTGATTTCTTTTAATCCTTGAACAAATAAACCTTTTCCAGTTCCACCTTCAGGATTGTCACTAATTACTTCATCATTTAGTATTATAGCTTTATTATCTATTTTATTTTTATAGGTATGCAATAAATAACCAATTGTGCATTGAATGGATAATGGTTCATCACTTGATATGTTATTTATGAATTTTGCATAATCGTTGTCAATATTATCAGTTTCAACATAATCACGATCAATGATTTGATTTTTCCATATGTATCCATTTACGTTCACATACTCATTTAAAAACACTTTGTCCTTTGTGACTTCCAAAATACCATTCCTAAATGCAATGAATGATTTGTGTTGTGTATCATTCAACATCATAAGGTCAATTGTTTCTAATATGGTCAGGAATGAATCAGTAAATAAGTTTTGATATGTAGCTACATATGAATATACATCAATTTCATTGTTGTCAAGTAAGTATTGCAAAACAAAGTCCTTTATTATTTCCGTTGATGTTTCAGATACAATGTTTGATTGTATTTTTACAAAGGATGGTTTTAAGCTATCAGCAAAGAAGAACTTTTTAAATCCATTACGTTCCAAGAATAGTTTATATTTTAAAGGATCTATTTTTATGTTCTGCTTTTTATCATAATACCAAAAGTCATCATGCTCTGATTCTTCACTTACTTGGTCATAAACATCATCATTGATGTTGTGCAGTTCTTTGACTTTTTCTTTGCCATATTTAAGGTCCTTTTTTATTGCATCAGTTTTGGACCAATCTTCAAAGTATTTTATTGCAAATGGTCTAATCCTGTATGCACTTTTAATTGTGTTCTTTGTTTCATCTTCAGAAAAGTCACCATAAACCACATTATTAAGTATGTAATTAACTGCATTTATTTCTTGAACACCATACTCACAAAACGCACTTGCAATGTCCAAGATAAAATTATTACGTTCACCCTCAATAAAATCCTTTTGCCAGTTAAACTTCATAATAAGTTCAATCTTTTTAAAGTCATCATTGATTGGAATGGTTGGAATCTTTTCAGCAATTAGAAAACCATCATCAACCAGCTTTGGATTGTATTGTATAGCTTCATAATTAATGTAAATATTTGGATCGTATGATTCGAAACAAACTCGATCAACGTTGCAAGTAGCACCATCAAAATAGTCATAAAGGTGATCCTTATTAAACTGCTTAAAATATTGTTCATGTTCTTTTGCATTACATTTTGGTATTGATACAATGGCTTTGTATCCATTTCTTGATGGTGACATAAAAACCGAAACAATATGTTTGTTTTGCTTCAGCTGTTCAAACATCGTTGTCATCTTATTATTTGGTATTTTATCAAAGTCCAGGACCATCAAACCACTGTGTTCTTTTAGTCCTGACTTTTTGCGTTGTGTAAATACACCACCAAAGATGATACAAGGTAATTGATTTTTAAGTTTGGAACGTGCATCACCTTCCAATGTCATCATCTTATCAATGATGTGTTTTGACTTTCCTTCCTTTATTCTTTTTAATGATTGGTCAAGTTGGACATCATAGGGTACATCCGATGACTTGAATAGTGATTTAAAGATTGAAATCTTTGTGTTTTTTATCATATTGTGGTTACAAATTTATAATTTTTATTTTTAGACTAACAAAACAAATCCTATGTGTCCGCGTAAAACGCTGATAATCATATAGTTTAACGATTTAGGACACATTTATTTCCCAAGTGACACCCCCCCCTTAAAATGAAAATGTTTTTTGTGGGGGAGCAATAAGGGAAAAAATATCAAAACGTGTCCTAATTAATAAAATGGTTAATTGCTTTGTCCATTGAACCATATGACTCCAAAACTTGCCATCCTAAATTCTCGATGTGCTTCTTTGAATAATGATCGTACGTTTCCAATCCTATTGATTGCAAATAAAAATGTCCTAAATCTTCTATTGTGTATTGCATAATGTTAGTTGTTAATCCAGTTTTGTAGTTCTTCAAGTTGCATGTCAAGTTCCATTATAATATTTTCAAGTTCATCACTCTTATCTTGAAAGTCTTGACCTCGTTCACTATCTTGCCATGTATCTGAACGTTCTTCAAACTTTTCTTCTCGTTCATCTAATTTTTGTTTTAATTCAATTAAGATGTTTTCTAAATTTTTAATTTGTTTTTTCATTTTGTTATTGTTTTAAAAAACCCCTCACCATATGATGAAGGGTTTGTGTTAGTTGTTATAATTCACTCATTAAGTTCATTAATCTATCCCACTCATTGTTTAACCTTTCTAATCTTAAATTAATTTTATGATTAGTTTCGCCAATATTTCTATTTCCTAAAGATAAATTTAATCTATGCTCATCTAAATTAATTCTTTCTTCGATTGAGATCATTCTGTTGTTAATTTCTTGTAAGTTCATTTTTGTTATTGTTTTTATTATTATGATACAAATATAGTATAAAAAATTAATACAATGCAAGTTTTATTTTATTTTTTTTTATTGTAAGTTTTTTTTATACATTTGCATTTCAATATAACAACATGAAAAAAAATATATTAATCTACTTTGCAACATACCTTCCATTTAGTTTGGTTTTGTTTGCCCTTAATTATTCAGTCATTGCAACTATTTTCTTTGTCATTGGCATTGTTTCACTATTAGAATATTACAGTCATGACAGAATATGAAAAATCACAACTTCGTAAATTAGTTTATGATAAACTTGATGAACTACAAAAAATGCACGTTGATTATTATAATGATGACGAAGAACATTATTCACCAGCTTTAAGAATAGAATCAAAAATTAGAGAATATCAAACCATATTTGAAAAACTTAAATGAAATTTCAAAACACAATATCAAACGAACTTAAAGATATTTTGAAGTGTTGCACAACTGTTCCTGAGCGAATAAAGATTGCAGAGAAACACAACATATCAATCCACACACTTAACAGTGTATTGGAAGGTAAACGAAATATCACATATAACAATCACGATGCAATACTTGAACTACTTGCTCAGGCAATAAGCAATGCAAAGTCTTTTCATATGTCATTGATTGATTATTTTCACGAAACAAAATTTATTAAATTTATATAACATGGCAATTTTAGCAACAACAAACCAAACAAAGAAAAGCATTGAAATCATCCCAGCTGGTTCATACCCAGCAAGATGTTATTCAATGATTCACATTGGCACTATTGAAGAAACCTTTAATGGTGAAACCAAAGAACGAAACAAAGTTCGCATTACGTGGGAACTACCAACCGAAACAATGACATTCAATGAAGAACGTGGTGAACAACCTCGTGTGATTGCGAAGGAGTTTACTCTTTCACTACACGAGAAGTCAACCCTTCGTGCATTCTTGGAGTCTTGGCGAGGCAAATCATTTACAGACAAAGAAGCAAATTCATTTGATATAACCAATCTTCTTGGTGTGCCTTGTCTTTTATCAATTACACACAAAACATCTAACAATGGTAAAACATATGCAAACATTGCCAGTGTGTCAATGCTTCCAAAAGGAATGGATTGCCCTGATCAAATCAACGACAAACAAGAATTTACCTATGATAATTTCAAGCAAGAACTATTTGATTCCTTTCCTGACTTTATTAAGGAAAAAATAATGATGTCAAAAGAAT